TGTTTAATATAATTATCCTTGACAACTTAAGCAATCATCATCATCTTGAAAATCTTTTAGTTTGTTTGATTCTACTTTTTGTGAAACCTTTTCTGCAGCAGCGCCAGAGTTTGTTCTTAGATAATATAAACCTTTTAATTTTTTTTCCCATGCTCTAATATGAACTTTATTTACATAAGATTTGTTTGTTCCTGCAGGAAAGAAAAGATTAACGCTTTGTCCTTGACATATAAATTCTTGTCTATCGCCAGCGTGATCTATAATCCAACGTTGATCTAACTCAAAAGCTGTTTTAAAAACTTTTTTCTCCCAATCTGTTAAGAAATCTAAATGTTGAACAGAACCTTCGTTTAAGATAATTGACTTCCACTGGTCTTTTAACCATTGTTCTTTTTCTTTTTTCTCTTTAGAATATTTTTGTAAAACTTTTTCTAAGTAAGGATTTTTCACTAAGTAAGATCCTACTCTAGTACGGTGTGTATATGCATTACTCTTCCAGGGCTCGATTGAAGGTGATGTGCATCCTATAATTGAACTATTTGCATTAGGCGCAATTGCTAATAAATGAGAGTTTCTTATTTCTAATTCACCAGCATCTGGGCAAGAGCCTTTTAATTGCGCTAATTTCTGTGTTTGCTGCTTAGCTCTGTTTTTAATTTCTTTAAAAATATGTGTATTTATACTTTTAGCAATAACGGATTCAAACGGCACATCCTTAGATTGCAACAGAGAATGAAATCCCATAGCTCCTAAGCCCAAACTTCTTTCTCTCATTGCTGAATATCTTGCTTTATTTAAAGCGTCAGGTGCTTCTTTAACAAAAAATGTAATGACGTTATCTAAATAAGTAATCAGATCTTCAACTATATTTGAATCTTTCCACTCTTCCCATTTTTCTAAATTAAGAGAACTCAAGCAACAAACAGCACTTCTATCATCAGAAGTTGCCAAGTGTATTTCGTTGCACAAATTGCTACCGTGAATTTTAAGATCTAAGTCTTTCTGAAATTGTGGTAAATGTTTATTTGATTCATCAATAAAATTAATGTAAGGCTCTCCAGTTCTAAATCTAATTTGTAAGATTCTTTGCCATAATGATCTTGCATCTAAAGTATCTCTTACTGTTTTATCATTTGGATCAATTAAATTCCATTTTCTGCCATCAACTACAGCTTTCATAAACTCATCTGTTATATTTACAGCGTTGTTTAAGTTAAAGCATTTTCTATTAACATCGCCGCCTGTTGGAACTCTAATGTTTAGAAACTCTAAAACATCAGGGTGTGAGATATCCATATAAGCTGCATAGCTACCTTTTCTTGTTTTACCTTGACGGTATGCTGTCATATCACTGTCGACAGTTTTTAAGAAAGGAATTGGACCAGGTGATATTTCACTATTTGATCTAATAGAACTCCAATGACCCCCGACACCTCCCCCTTTAACGCTCATCCATCTTAATTCATCTGTGTGTTCAATTAATCCTTCTAAAGAATCATCTACATAAGTTAAAAAACAACTAATTGGCATTCCTTTAGATTTTTTTTCAAAAGCAGGAGCATTTGATAAGATTGGAGAGCTAAACATAAACCACTGTTTAGAAGAATAATCATATATTCTTTGTGCTAATTCTAAATCGTTTTCACAAAAAGCTAAAGCAGCACGTGCAAAACTTTCTTGAGGAGAAGATTCTGTTGAATCCATATAGTAATCTTTAAGAAGTTTTTTTGCAAATTCTGTTAAATTTTTGTCTAATTCAAGATTTATTTTAATCCCGTGGTATTCTTTAATCATATAATCCTCTTTTAATCTGAACTTCCAACTTTTCCTTCTTTTCTTTCAGAAGAGTTAGATAAGTTTATATATTCTTCTTTTGAAATACAGTCAAAGTGATTATCGCATTTAATTACAACAATTTGCACAGGCAGCTTTTCTCCTTCATAAATAATTTTTTCTTTTTCTGATAAATTTACAAGGTTTACAAATACTTCGCCTGTATAACCACTATCAATTACTCCTGCTCTTACTTTTAGTTTAGTTTTTGTAATTGATCCTCTTTCTTGAACTAAAGCAACATAACCTTTAGGTACAATCATTCTTATTCCTGTAGGTATTAAAACTCTTTCGTCTGTATTCGTGATAGGATTAATTATAATATCTTTTCCACAATTATATAAATCTAATCCGGCACTTTCTCCTCCGTAAGCAGGCGTATATTGATCAATGTTTTTGTTTTTTAAAACGTTTTCTAATATTTCGTTACAATAAATTTTTATCATTTTTTATTAACCTCGTTCCACTTTTCTCTTAATTTATTTTTTAAATTGCTTTCATCTTGAGTAACAACTTCTTTTAAAGTCATTTCAGATTCGTCTAATATAGTAAATTTAGATTTTGATGTGTCAATGTTAATAGGAAAAAGTAAACCATCTTTTCCTGCTCTATTTTTTGCAACAAAAATTCTACCTTCGCCAGTTGACTTTTCCATTGGTTTACGACTAATAGAAAGTACCACGTCGGCAACTTGTGCTTTACCATATGATTCACCTAGATTTTCTAAACCTACAACATCAGACTTTGAAGAATCTTTATTAGCTTGAGATGCTGTCCAAATAGGTATGTTTAAATCTACAGCTAAATTTCTTAGTTCAGTATATATTAATTTTAACTCATGACGTAACGAATCATATGCTCTAGAAGACTTCATTACATCAGCATAGTCAACTGTTAATATACTAGGTTTAAAACCTTTTAAAGTTAACTTCTCAATATGATTTCTTAAAGTAAGAACAGAAGCTGATCCTGTTGGATATTCTTTAATGATTAACTTACCAAGATTCATTTCTTTGTATTTTTCAATAACTTCTTTCTTTCTTTGAATAACTTCATTAGAAGGAATATTACACAAGTGTGAATCATATCTTTTACCAGTTTCAAATTCTGAAAGTTCAAAAGTATAATGAATTACATTTTTACCAGCTTGCATTGCAGCACAACCCATAGCAACTAAGAAATGAGATTTACCAACACCTGTATTAGCAGCTATTACACCTAACTCACCTCTACCTAAACCACCTCTAAGAATATCTTGTGCATCAATTCTATCAAGACCAGTAGGACAAACTTGACGATTTATTTCTACAAATCTTGCTTCTATATCATCAAAGAAATCATGTCCTGAAGAGTTTGGCATTCCTACAGAAATTGCTTCTTTCATAATATTAAGAACTGATTCGTATTTTTCTGTTTGAATTAGTTCGACACTTTGTTCTAAAGCTTCTTTAAAAGCTTGTCGTTTGCAAAATTCTAAAGATTTATCTTTTACATATTGTAAATCACCCATATCTGGATTTGTTCTCATACGATGAAGATACTCAATAATTTGATCTCTTAAAATAATATCTTTTGATTTAGTTAAATCTTCTTTAATTATAGTAATAAGAATTGAAAGAGTTGGAAAAGTTTTATATTTTTCGTAATAAGAAAAGTATTTACTACATAGAAAACCTAGATATTTTAGGTCAAAATAATCAGGATTAACTACTTCGATCATTTGAGCTGACCACGTTGTATCTGTTAACATTCCTTGAAATACTTTTTCTTGGAATGCTTTGCCAAACTTGGCAAAGTTTTTCTCTAAACTCATTTTATGTCCTTATGCTTGATTTAATTGTTAGTAGAAATGTGTGAATATCAAAGCTATTTAAACCTTGTTTGTTAAGTTCTTTTAATAAATCAAATTTGTTTATTTTTTCTTCTTTGTTTTCAATCTGAAAGTTTACTTTTTTAATTTGATCACCACTTAGCATTGCAGAATCTAAATACATTAGTTTCCAATTCTTTTGAGCAACACTAGATTCACTTAATATATTATTAAATAACTTTAGTTTACTGCCTCTTTGAACTTCTATCTTTGACATGTTAATTATATCATTTGGCATTATTGATTTACACGTGCTTAAATCCGGGAATCTTTTGCTCATTGTTTTAAAACCAGCACCTTTAATTCCTTTAATTCCATCACTTTGATCTCCAATAAATGCTCTTGCTGTGCAGAAGTTTTCAGGTGAAATACTCCATTCTTCTAATATGTATTTTTGATCTATTAATATTTTT